TTCATCGGTTTTCATAGTTATTTCCCGTCAAACTGGCACATAAATTCGTGCATTTTTTTTGATTCAAGACCAAGCCGCAGCGCCTCAGTTTCGTAATGCAAAGCCAAAATCTGATGAAAAATGGCATAAGTCGCGTCATCTTTAGACCGCGAGCTTTCATATCGTTTCATGCGGTTTATTGAATGTCCCATGTGCGTCAAAGAGCGAGACAAAGCCAAAATTGTTCGGTGTTTCCTAATCATTGAAACTCATCCTCAGAAGCTGTAAATTTAACCCCTTGTTGCGCCCCAAAAGCCTCCATCAGCTCTTGCAATTCGGTCATTTCGGCCTTGGTCATCTTGCTAGTGGATTTCCCTAATACAACCAAATTTCCATCAAGCCCAGGCACAACCTCAAGTTTTGACAACGAAGCCGTAAAAACATGCTTCCAATCTTCAGGGCCAAGTTTTTTTCCATGCCAAGTTACTTGTCTGCTTATATCGGTCAGCATTGCCCAAAGCCTGCGATTTTGCAAAAGCGACCTTGTTTCCGGCTCACACTTGATAACCATTCGTTTGCCAGCCATTAAACATGCCTTCAAATAAGGCCAAAAGTGCTTTGAGAGCGCTTGATATGCCTGTTGAGGGTCATGGCAAGGTAAAGACAGTTTTTGCGTCATAAAAGCCTCTTAATATTTGCAAACCTGACTTCTGACTGACTTAATGGGGTTTCGTCATCATCTGGCTGACGCACTCCAAGATTTTGACCCGCCCAGGATTCGCCGGAAATCTTGCTATTGCCGCGAGCATTGCCGCAGCTTGAGCTTTGTCCGGCCTCGCTGAAAGCACTAACCTTGCACAGCACTTCACGCATTTGAACGAATACACCCCACTCTTGGGCTGTTGTTCTGATAATTTGCATTGCTTGCATGTCACACTCGTCCTTTCAACAAATCAGCAATTTTTGCTTTGACTTCATCGTTTGGCTTTGCCGCCTTTTTTGCGTCTGCCTCAATCTTGCGCAAAGCCGCGTCTTGGTTTGGTGGTGTTGGCGTGGTCACATGGGCAACGTCAAATTTGTTGGTAAAGGCTTGTTTTGGCACAACCCAATCAGCTTTAAATGACTGCCAATTGCGCACAATGATTTCTTTCAATGCGTCTTCAAGCGACCATCCGGCTTTTGTTGCCTCTTTTGCAATTCCTTCAATCACCAAATCAGTGACCTTGGCTTTCTTAGATTTCCGATGAGCAACAAATTCATCCCAAACTGATTGCAAAACGCCTTCAGGCGTTTCCACGGTTTTTGTTTTAGTTACGGTTTCGGTTTTAGTTACGGTTAAAGGTGCATCCGTCTGCATGTCGCATACATCTGTATGCAAGTCTATACAGATGAAGTCTTGTGCGGGATATTTGCTTTCTTTTGCTCTCGGAACGTTATCCCATTTGCACATTTGTAAATATGGCTTGCCATCATAGGTATACATATCTATCAAATCTGCAATTGCCAACTCTTGTAGCAAATGTTCAACTTTTGCCGCTGTCATTGAATCGCGTATAGGAAAACAAGCAGCTTTAATCATTGATGGACGAGCGTCATATCTGCCGAAATCATCAACAGTCACAATCAATCTGTAATAGAGAATTTCAGCGTGTGGCGATAAACCTTCTATCGTCTCACTATCTCTAACACCTGGTTTTAGATACCTTGTTGGCATAAAACTCCAAATAAAAAACCCTTGAAAGCTGGTGGGACTAGCACCAGACCTTCAAGGGTCAGCCAATGGCTTAGATGTTTATACGCCTAGTCCGCGCAACATCTAAATCTGACGTAACTATACATGATTCAAACAACTTATGTGTTGTTTTCTTGCACTTGCACAAATACAACACAAAAAAATATTTTTCACAACTATTGCGCACAGTCTTGTTTTTGTTGTAACATTCATTCCACCACAACAAACCACGGAGCAGAAGCGATGAGTGAAAGCAGAGTGAAAACAGGGCCAAAACCCAAATACAAAAGTTTGGTTCATGCTATTGAATCAAACATAGAACTCATCCCATTTTCAGGATGTTGGATTTGGACAGCATCAATCCGACAAGGATACGGACAACTTACTTACGAACAAAAGAATATGAGCGCTCATCGCGCAAGTTTCATTGCTCACAACCCTGATAAACCGTATCCAAAATTGGTTTGTCATCATTGCGATGTTCGCGCATGTGTTAATCCAGAACATTTGTATTCCGGTGATTACAAAACAAATCGGGCAGACATGCTAAATCGTGAACGATGGAAACACCCTTGGGGTTTAAGAGAAACTTGCGCGGCAGGTCATTCATACGAAAACAACTTTTATATTTCAAAAATAGACGGTTCTCGTGTATGTCGTCAATGTCAACGTGAAGCAAAACAAATTCAACGGAGTAAAAAATGAGCAACATCGTAATTGCACAAGCAACTAAATTAGCTGCATCTTTAGGAATTGCCGGAGAAGGCAATGAGCTTATTCAAACTTTGAAAGCTACCGCTTTTAAAGGTCAAGTTTCTGATTCTCAAATGGCTGCACTTCTTATTGTCGCAAATCAATATGGATTGTCGCCTTGGACTAAAGAGATTTACGCCTTTCCAGATCGAAATAACGGCATTGTTCCCGTTGTTGGCGTAGACGGTTGGAGCCGCATTATTAACAGCCATCCACAATTTGACGGTATGGACTTTGAACAAGATGCTGAAAGCTGCACTTGCATCATTTATCGCAAAGACCGCAATCATCCAATCAAAGTGACTGAGTTCATGGAGGAATGTCGCCGCGCCAATACTGGCCCTTGGATGACTCACCCAAAACGTATGCTGCGTCACAAAACAATGATTCAATGCGCTCGCCTTGCGTTTGGATATGGTGGCATTTATGACCAGGACGAAGCCGAACGAATTGTTGAAGCTGAAACGACAGTTACATCAATCAAATCTGCGCGTAATCCAGCCGATGCAGCAGCTAATAATGTGCCGGACGGTTTTGCAGAGTTTGAAGCCGAACACCTGCCAAATATGCGCGATGCCGCTATGAATGGCGCTCAATCGCTTGCAGATGCTTTTGCGCAGCTTCCAAAGGGGCCACACAAGGTTGCATTTTGGCAAGCACATCAAAACGAATTGAAAGCAGCCGCACAAGCTGCAACCGTCATTGATTCTGAAACTGGCGAGGTGACAGCATGAGCGATATTGTTCAAGGTTCAGAAGCATGGCACGAACAGCGTAGGGGCCGAGTAACGGCCTCACGCATCAAAGACGTAATGGCAAAAGGCAAAACAGGCGAAGCAGCTACACGCGCCAGCTATCGCGCACAGCTTGTTGCAGAGCGTTTAAGTGGCAAAGTTGCTGAAGGCTTTACAACAGCTTCAATGAAATGGGGTACAGACTGCGAACCATTAGCCCGAGCAGCATACGAAGCTGAAACAGGCAATTTGGTCACAGAAGTGGCGATGATTCAAAACCCTTGGATTCCAAACGCAGGCGCATCACCAGATGGTCTGATTGGTGCTGATGGTCTTGTTGAAATTAAATGCCCTGAGACTAAAACGCACATTGACACAATCTTGTCTGATAAAGCGCCAAGCGAATACATCTTGCAAATGCAATGGCAAATGGCTTGCACAAAGCGTCAATGGGTTGACTTTGTAAGTTTTGACCCTCGTATGCCAAGCGATATGCAAATCTTCATTAAGCGCGTTCAACGTGACGAAGCAAAGATTGCCGAAATTGAAAATGAAGTTGAAAAATTCTTGGCTGAAGTTGAACAGACCATCCAAAAACTTAACGCATGGAAAACTAAAAAATGAAATATGAACTTGTAAAAACAGATACAAAGCAGTTTTTAGGACGTACTCTGTATCGTATTCGCGCACTTGTCGCAATTGGTTCATTGGTCGCACCTGGTGATTTGGGCGGATATATCGAGTCTGAAAAAAATCTTTCGCAGGTGTGCGGCAATGCGTGGGTGTACGGCAATGCGCAGGTGTCCGGCGATGCGTGGGTGTACGGCAATGCGTGGGTGTACGGCAATGCGCAGGTGTACGGCGATGCGTGGGTGTACGGCAATGCGCAGGTGTCCGGCGATGCGTGGGTGTACGGCAATGCGCAGGTGTCCGGCGATGCGCAGGTGTCCGGCGATGCGTGGGTGTACGGCAATGCGCAGGTGTCCGGCGATGCGCGGGTGTACGGCGATGCGTGGGTGTACGGCAATGCGCAGGTGTCCGGCAATGCGCAGGTGTCCGGCGATGCGCGGGTGTCCGGCGATGCGCGGGTGTTAAATAGAACTCAATGGCTACTAATTGGCCCCGCTAAATCATCAAACAGATTCACCACGGCATTTATTGACAGCAAAATTGGTGTGCGGGTTGTCTGCGGTTGTTTTACAGGAACAGTTGCGGAGTTTTCCAAACAAATTGAAAACACACACAAAAACAACAAAGAAAATTTAGAGCAATACCGTTTATTTTGTCAATTGATTGGCTATAACTTTGGAGTAAAACCATGACAACCCCTTACATCCACTTTGTAAATTTGCGCGATAACTTTGTGTTGCCGTTTGACCTGACAGCGGGTCTATTGCTTGATCTGATTGGTGCTTGTGCTGATGACGAGCCTTTGACTGTCACTAAGTGCATGAACGCCGGTATCGCATCACCAGCCACTACACATCGCAAACTCAACGACTTGATTTGCTTTGGTTACATTGAAACGCAATTCAAAGGCAAAAACAGGCGTACCAAATATCTTATGCCAACCGATAAGGCTAAAGATTATTTTGAGCAACTTAGCAAAGCTATCAAAGTGGCTGCAATGGGGGCTAAATGAAAACAGGCGCACAACTCCGCGATGAAGGCTTGGCTTTGATTGAGGCCAAACGCCATTCATGGCTACAAAAAGCAAGACTTGAGGCAATGATGATTGCTCGTCAGCGTAAAACCGTCACGATCAATGATGTACGTGAAGTCATCAAATTGCCACAGGACTTTTCACCTAACACTTGGGGCGCTGTTTTCAAGTGCAAAGATTTCAAAGCTATTGGCTACGAAAAGGCAAATCACCCAGAGGCTCATGCTAGGGTGATTCGTATCTACACATTGTCAGAGTATTGCCCTCACTGATTTTTAACGAAAGGAAACCATGAAAGAAGTCAAAGACAAATACATGACGATTCGACTGCCGGAAACGCTGCTCACAAAGCTGCGCAAAGAAGCCGAAAAGAACACACGAACAATCGCGGCCCAAGTGCTGCACTACGTCAAACAAGGATTGGAAAAAAAATGAGCAATTACAAACGAACAGCAGACTGGTTGGCAGCTTGTGGCAAAAAGCCTATTGCTGAAGATTTGAGCGTTCAAATTGGATGCCATGTCGAGGAATTCTTAGAGTTTCTTGCAACACTCAATTTTGAAGGTGCTGGCGGTATCTCACCGGCTAACTTAGTTGCATCAAGCGAGAACTTCGGACGTTTTGCCCATGACATCAAAACAGGAACGATCAAAGCATCAGTGCGTGATCGAGTTGGTTGCCTTGATGCCTTGTGCGATTCTGAGGTAACTGGCAACGGTATTGCGTTCTTGGCTTGTTTGGATAAAGAAAAAGCTGATGAAGCTGTTCTTACCGCAAACGAAGCAAAGTTAGTTGATGGCAAGCCGGTCATTCTTGAAGGCGGAAAAATCGGCAAGCCAGAGGGTTGGAAAGCACCCGATTTATCTTCCTTTGTATGAAAAAAATAAGCCCAAAGAAAGCGGCTTATCGTCCCAGGTATAGCACTTGGGACGAGTTAATGGCAAGCCCAACAGAGCCAATGCCTATCGCCAAACGTACCCATCAACTTTCACGCATGTATGAAGGTTTACACGCGATTGAAACAGCAGACAAACCGACCACAGACGATTGGCGTGTTGTCAGCGATGCAGTCAATCTAGTTGAAACGCTTGTACTTGATATGAAAATTTGTGAAGACAATGACGGACTTCTTGATGATGCAATCAAAGCACTTGCAGAATCAGGGCGCAGATACACAAAAACAGGCGCAAACATCAGACTAGATGCACCAGGCATACAAGCAGTCAGATCGGTTCTTGCAGACTACGCAAGTTTGCTAGAGCAACTACCAGAGCGAACAATGATGCGATGCCACAGACTCACAGAAAAACGATTACGCGAAATCCTTGACGGCAAAAAAACACCAAGAGACGTTGAAATCGTTGATTTGTAAAAAAGCAACAAATTCAAAGTTTCTTTTTCTTTTACCTTAAACGTGGTGAATTGTGGTATAGTTAATTCATCAACAACAGGAGTAAACCATGTTATTCAGTAAATACCGCGAAAACTATGTGCCAACAATTGACAACCGTTTGCGTGAAATGCGTAAAGCCAAAATCAAAGTAGCTGCGTTTTGGTTGGCTTGTGCTGCTGGCTTTGTTGCTGTTGCGATTGATCTTTTTGTTAAGTGAGGCAAGTATGACCTACTCAACTAGAAACATGAAACCATCATATTTTCAAACTCCAAGAACAATGGATGAAGCTGTTTGGCATCCTTGGGGCGCAACGATTGAAATTTCATCCAAGCCAAAAACAAACATTTATGACTTTGTATTTTGGTTTCTTGCGTTGGTTGTGATTTGTGCTGTTATTTATATCGTAATGGTGAACTAATGGAAAACATCACACTAATGATCTGCCTTCTAGTTGTAGGCGTTCTTTCAACGATTTTTGTGCTGTGGCTGTTTATACAAGCCCTTGCATACATGGAAAACGACAACTAAAAACAAAGGTAAATCCATGAAAAGCCTTAAAGATATGACAGAAGATGACTTTGATGAAGCGTTGGACATTGAAGACAATGAATACGATGACGACTACATTTGTCCAGCTTGCAATGGGTCTGGCGAAGGAATGTATGACGGTTCAACTTGCTACAAATGCAAGGGAACTGGTGGCTATCCAAAACAGTACAGGGACAGCGATTATGAGTGATATTCAAATAATATGCTTGACGTTTGGAATTTGTTTTTATATATGGATGATTCTCAAATGACCTACCCATTCCCACCTTTTCCAGCAGTTCCTTGGACTGCCAAGCAAATCAAAGAATACGCGCAACAACAACGCGCACAACTGCCAGAGGCTCCATATGTATATTGCTAAACAACCATATAAGTGCATGAAATGTAGACATGAATTTACATGGGGGCCACACGATCATCATTCAGCGCCTACAGATTCACATGGAAACCCTGTTTGCCCTTCTTGTTGGGATGTATTCCTAGCAAATGTCGGTATAGGTTTATGCAATGTTGCATGGACAAAAGAAGGCAGCGAATACGATAAATGGAAAAAGGAAGCACCATGACAACACAAACAGAAGCACTTGAGCTGGCGCTTGATGAAATTAAGCGCGTGAAAGAAATTTGTCTGCGTGAGGTTGGAATTGGCTTGTGCAATGAGGTTGTCATTGCCAAGCTAGAAGAAGCCTTGGCAAACCATATTGAGGACAACCTCACAATGGTGGCAAAGCAAAGCCCACAGCGAAGCGAGGACGATAGTCATCAACAGGTAGAGCCTGTGGCGTGGCAAGAACGACAAGCAAAACGGATTAGCGATGGTGTAGTAACCGAATGGACAAATTGGTATCCATGTCGATACAGAACCATTGATGAAGCACGCGCCGAGGCTTGTGACCATATTCCATATGAATGGCGACCTCTCTACACACATCCACCCGTACCTACGGCACAACCTGATTGCACACGAAGTCATCCACATGAGGAAATGAGCAAGGAATGTGAGTTGCGGACTGAGATTGCACGTTTAACAAATTGCCTAAAAAGGACAAACGCCCAAGCAGAGCATTTTGAGCGTGAATGGTATTTACGAGGCGATGAAATTGAGCGTCTAAAGGCACAGCCAGAGCAGGAGCCTGTGGCGTGGATGTTTCAGCATGAAGAAACTGGACGCACTATGTGTGTTGATGCACAGCAACTTGAATGGGGTTTTGAGAAAGGCAATCCACGCTTGAAAAAGATTGCTCCCCTCTACACCACACCACCAAAGCGCACATGGGTTGGACTGACGGATGAGGAAGAACTGCAACTTGCAGGAATGATGGATAAGTCTCGTCATTGGTTGGTTGCAGCAGTAGAAGCCAAACTCAAGGAGAAGAATGGCGTATAATGAAACTCAAGGAGAATCATTATGAAAATTGAACAAAAAATGTTTGAGCGTTTGAAGTACACGCCTGAAGATGGAAAAGTTTGGTGGATTAAGCATCCAAGGCGGTCAACTGCAAATGGCACAGAAGCTGGCAACATGATGCAAAACGGGTATCGTAAATTGAAATTTTGCGGTAAACAGTATTTGACACATCGAGTTGCTTGGTTGTTGCAGCATGGAACTTGGCCATTTGGAGACATTGACCACATAGATGGAAATCCATCAAACAACAAACTTAATAACTTGCGAGATGTATCACATAGCGTAAACCTTCAAAATCGAAAATCAGCTACAAAAAAAAATAAAACTGGATTTCTTGGTGTTGTTAAGCGCAAAAACAAATACGCAGCACACATTACGAAAAATGGAAAACAAGTTTATCTTGGGCTATTTGAAACAGCAGAGCTTGCACATCAAGCATATAAGGACAACACATGAGCTATCAATTACCAAGCCCATACAAGTGCATCAAGTGCGATCACGAGTTTCAGTATTCACCAGATAACGGGCATCCAGCTCCAGTTCTGAAACGTGAAGTTGAAACTGATCGTGGAACATGGAATCAACACATGCCAGTTTGTCCTAAATGCTGGGGCGCATTTCTTCAAGAGCACGTAGGCTTAGGATTTAACACGCAGAAGTGGCGACCAGAAGGCAGTGACTATGAAGTGGAAAAGAAAAAATGCGTAAACCCATAGGTATAACAGTCCCATATAGAGAAGTGGGATACAAAGAAGATGCAATGAAATCACCTAGTGATGGCAATATTAAAAACTTAAACAATCGCAACAAAATCTTAGAAGAAGTTGCAATTGAATTTGACAAGATGAAAGTTTTTGGTGATACCGCTGCATCATTTGCGGCATTTGTTAGGAATATGAAGGAATGAGAGTTGGTTACGGCGAATCAGCCAAAGCAATTTTGATTGCGCTAAAAGAATTTGGCCCTATGACAAGAGCAGAACTAGAACTTATTGTGAACGTTAAGCACGATTGCATTTCGCCCATCGTTTCACGATTGCATAAAGAGACGCCTCGTCTTGGGAAGCAAATTAGTATTGTTGGCTATGTTTACGATGCTGAAGGTGGACGACGTTATCCACGAGCAATTTACGCATTAGGCGACCAACAAGATGCAAAAAAACCGAAATCAAGTTACAAAGAAAATCGTCGCAGATATGACGCAAAGAAAAAGGTCATGTTTTCAATGAATAGCGTTTTTAACTTGGCTAAAACAAGAGATCAAATCAGGCAAGAATTAAGGATGGCAGCATGAGAGAAGCAGGAAAAGGCGATAAACAACGCCCGACAAACCACGAAGCATTTAGCGAGGCTTTTGACCGTATTTTCGGCAAGAAGCCGGAGCAAATACCAGACGCTGTGTCATCTGAGTTAGTTCGCCTATACCGCGATAAGGACGGAACAATTATTCACAGCGAAAAGGCTGATTAACGCCTTCCCGCCCTTAGTTTTGCGTTGGCATTGGTCTGCCATAGGTCACGACATTCAGCGTCACAAAAACGCTTATCGTCCGTGATCTGCTCATTGCAATAATGGCAATGACCGTTTGAACTTAGTTTTGGCCCAGGTTTGCGTGAAGCTGCAAGAGATAATTCTCGCTCTTGTTCTTCACGCATTGTTGCTTGATCGTAAATGTCAGTCATTTCCAAATGATGAATCAAATAATTGGCGTTCTGCCGTTCTACGCAAAACAAGGCCGCGCAATTCCTTGCCACCGGCTTTTGTCCAGCTCATAAAAGCCTGTGAAGCATCCGTCCATTCTTCACGGCCTATTTTCATCCGAATAGTAGACCGCTGAAAATTCCCCAATCCGACATTGAAGGAAAATGCAACGCAAGCGTCGAAAGCACCTTGATGACCAGCCAGATTGGGAGCAAGTCTAAGAACACCAGATTCAAAAGATCGGATGTCCTTTCGGAATATCTCTTTGAGTTCATCTTTGCTCCAAACCCTATTGTCTTCTGGTTTTAATGGGTACTCATGTCTTAGCATCCCTGTGTAACCTTCTTTGCGAACAATCGGGTATTTAATTTGGTCTTGATAGATCACATGACCCCATCCAATTGTCCACATGGAGGCGCTGCACTGATAGGGCTTGTCACGATAGCCCTCAAACTTGTGCATCAGTTCAATGCCTTTGTCGCTGGTAATCATTTCTTGCTGTTACCGCGAGAGCCAAACCAGTAACCAATGATGCCGCCAAGCATAGCCATTTCATCATCGCTAAAAATCTCATTGCCGATTCGGATGAGGTCATCTACGCTTCTAATCATGTCTGGGTGTGTCCATACATAGTAACCAAGTCCACAGTTAATGAATAACAGCTCTAGAACGAACATATATGTGACGATGGGTCGCACAGTACCAACAAAAGTTGAAACCCACGGTGCTGCCTTTTCTAACACCTTTGCATCATGCGCATAAGCCGCCTGAGTCATTGCCGCATCTGCTTGCATAGAAACTTGATCTGTGCGTAGTTCTTCGACTTTAGCTTGCGCAGCAAAACCGGCAGAAGCCAAAGCCAACTCACGTTCGGTTTGAATACGCGCTAGTTCAGCTTCATGCTTTTGGTCGTTCCTGTTCTGAAAAATATCCATCAGTTTAGGAAACATGGAAAGCAGCAAGCCGCCAAGGGTTGAAATAAGAGATAACATTATTTTTCCTTTTGTTGAATTAACTTTTCTTTGTCTTCAAGACGTTGCACCAACGCAATCGCTTTTCCTAGCTGTTCATCAGATCGCTTGAGTTGTTTATTCAAGTGCATTGACAAAAAAGACAGCATCACAATGCAGCCAATAATCAAAGTCACAATCGCAACCCAAAACCAAAATTCCTTCATAGATTGAAATACAACCCAGTCATTTCCAGCAGTCCGGCTGCTACCGCTACTGCGTAGATTAGTTTGGCGATCAGGATATCGTTTCGTTGCTCTAGTCGCCATTCCGTATCTCGTTCTTTCTTGGCTTTTAATTCCCTAGCAACTTCTTGTTCTTCCAAAATCTCGTCGTACTTAGCGAGAAATTCTTTATACATTGACCCAAGACCCAATTCAGTTGGCGTACCGTAGATCATGGCTTGCTTCAATTGACCAGCCAATTGATTCATCTGCCATTGCATTTCAATACGATCAATCGCACTATCGGCAACCTTCTCAGTAGTGAGAGCTTCTTCTTCAAGTTCCCGACAGTGTGCTTTTAGTTGGCGCATAGCCTCAAAGTAAATTTTTAGGTTTTCACAGATTTCGTGAACTGCTCTAGCTTGGAATTCCTCATAAGAGAGTTCAGCTTCTTGCTCAACTTTCTTATTTCTTTTTTGCTCGGCTTGTTTTTCAATTGTTTTGGTTGGGACGACAACTGTTTGAGTTGGCTTCTTGTCTGAAAATAGACCCGCAAGCCATCCCCAAATCCCTGCAACTTCTTTATAAATTGCCTTGGCATCAGCAACGCCACCCTCGACCTGCTTTTTAAACTTGCCGATTTCAGCCTTACCTTCTGACAGCATCTGACAACCGGCACGAATAGCACCGACTGCACTTTGAGCCATAAGAAGGAGGCTGATAGGGTCCACATTATTCTGCTTTTACTTCCTTGACGATTTGATACACCTTATGACCAATCATCAATATCGTGTAAATCAGGGTGGCCCACAAAACCAACTCGCTAACTTGATAGCCAGCGACAGTGGCAAGTGACACAGTTACAGGCGGAGCTACTTTAGAAGCCACAGCCACCGCAGTTTCAGTTGAATGTTCGGTTGCCATTAGTTACCCCAAGGAGTACCAGTAGCCTTAGAAGGTGCTTCTTGTTCAGCAATCTGAGCAGCCAAAGCAGTTTCAATAGCCGCTACAGTTTCTTCACCTAGGGCAGTCTTAACCCAACCGATAACGATTTGTTCAGTCAAATCAGCGTAAGGAATCAAGTTCACACCGTCTTCTTTAACGAAACTTTGAGTGTTTACGATAGAAGCTGAGAAGTCACCGTCAACCTTAGAAGCTGACCAATGAGCCACGGTAACGAAACCATCGGCTGTGTCACGATCTAGAGTAGAGATTTTCCATGTTGTAGTCATTATTTGTTCTCCAATGCTGTGATACGGTTTGTCAGGGTTTCAATGGCGAGGCTTTGCTGTTCAATGATGGCTTGTTGTTCTTGAAGCAAAGCAACCAAGTTAGCCATTACTTCTGAGCTTGATGGTTGAATTGATTGAGGAATAATGTTGCCTTCTTCATCAACGGCGTCTTTTTCGCCGTGACCTGAATATTTGGCAACTTCCATGAATTCGTGGGCAATAAAGCCAACACCTTCACCAGAGCCATCCCACCATTGCCACTTCTTAGGTTGCAATGCCATGACAAACTCTTTAGCGCCTGTCAGGGGTTGCTGGTCATTCTTTAAACGGTAATCAGAAGTCAGGTTGTAAAGAACACCTGTTGTACCGTTTTGAGTAATAGAGCCGATTTCACCACCGTTGTAGCCAAAATAAGCGTACCGAGTACCAGAAGATGTGGAGCTATGGTTTTGAACAATATAACCCGCTGTGTCTAAAGCGACTCCGTTTGAATTTGCCAAGCCAGTTGATGTTTGACCTCGCATAAAGTTACCGCTGGAGTCGATACGGGCACGTTCTGAGCCTGCTGTTCTAAAAACTAACGCAGCCGCTGAAGATACGTGAAAGTATCCAAGATCAAAGGTATAGCCAAGTTGACCTCGGTTTGTGCCAGCATCGTTTAGTGTGATTAACGGATAACCAGCATTGTTAATTGTCAAAACCTCAGTTGGGCTTGTTGTACCAATACCAAGACGCGCACTAGCATCAAGCGTCATTGCTTGGGTGAAGCTGATTGCAGTACCTGCTGTGCCTGAGGGGGCTATAAACCAGTTGTGAGCGCCATTGATTTGACGATACGCGGAAGCTGCGTAACTGTTTAAGTATTTATATGCTCCTGACCCGTTGCCAACTGCGTTCTGTGCATAATCCACCGCATTAGCGCCTAGGTTGCCTATTGCCCAATATTGCCCTTGCAAAACTGCGGTCGCAAGTCCACTCCAAGAACTAGGATTAACTCCAAGACCCATATTCTGAGCAGTGTCAATAGTTACAGCGGTAGTGCCGTTATTTGACTTCAATAACAAAGAGCCATTAGAACCAACAGCGGCACAATTCGTAAACTGAAACCCGCCCATTGGAATGTCAGCAGTAGCAGCCGCTGTGCCATTACGGAGCCAAGTTAAGTTAAAAGCCGTTGCAACGTCATTGCGAAACGTGTTGTTTTCGGTTGCTGATACGGTGTCGCCAGTATTTAAAGATGGCCCTGGTAACGTGTAGGTTCCTGCGCTAAAGCTCATTTCATTCCCCTTTTATTTCAAAAATTTCAATTTGTAAATCGTGGACAAAAACAGTCCGACTATCTCGTCAATGATGTTATGCAATGCAGTATCTTCCATCGGCACAAAATCACGGTTCTTTTCAACAAACGCAAGGTAGCGACCAAGAATATCCAGCGGCTCACCTTTAGGCTGTGGCAATGTAGGAATAGCGCCAATCTTTTCCAAGTTACGCCCCATCCAAGCCTCGGCAAAAGTATCAGCCAAGTCCACAATCTCGTCATAAAAAGCGTTTAAGGCCATGTGCTGTGCATAGCTATCAGTATTTAAATGAGCGCTATGTGCATAGTCTCGCGCCGCAAATAATGCGCCTACGAATTCTTTTGCGTCTGTTTTCATTAGAATCCTTTGATGATTTGGTGGTTTGTTGCTTGTTTTGTTATTGCATTATTGACCGAGGATTCCCGCGGCAGCACCAGTACCACCAAGAACTTTAGAAAGCAATTTCCGTTGCGCTTCATTCAATTCAACTTTGGTGGATGGCAACTCGGCTTTCAACGCTCTACCAGCGGCAATTTCATTTTTTACTGGGCTTATAACTGCATTAGCAACACCAGCAGCAACATCAGCGCCAGGAATATTTGATGCAAATTTACCAGCCAATTTAGCGATTGGTGATTGCATCAAAGATGCCACAAGGGTATTTGAAGTATTAACCGGCGAAGCATTAGGATGTTTTTCAATAAAACTTGCAACACGCACAGCAGCTTGATAACGCTGAATTTCATCAGGGCTAAAAAATGCACTCATTTTGTCTGTGCCAATTTCGCGCAACTTCTTGGCTAATCGTTCTGGGCTAACCGCGGCATCAGCCGTGATATTTTCGCCAAAAGCAGCCCGACGAATATCATCAGCCATTTGTGCTTTTGCTTGGTCAAATGCAGGCGTTCCGCGTAAAGTTTCAGCCAAACGTTTAACAGCATCAACATCCTGATTTTGAAGGATATATTTATTAACGAAGGTTTTCGGTAATGCTTCTTTGTTTGCCACAGCCTCCATGCCTGGAATTTGCTCAAGAGCCGTAAAACGCTCTTTTGCAGCCTTAACAGCAGGTGCGAAAACACCACCACCTTCATCAACAGCCATCACCGATTTTTTAACGGCATCACGCAATTCACCCAATGCAGTAATAACAGCAGGGTCATTACTCTTATTAGCGTTAATTGTTTTCAGTAATTTATCAGCTTCTTCAACAGTAAATAGTTTGGTTTGTTTTCCACCCATCAAACCATATTGTTCAAATGCCTGAATTGGCAAAGATTTCAATACGTTTTCACTGTATCGACTTATTACATCACCAAAATCATGCGCAAGACCTTGCATTGGCACTTCAAGGTCTTTGCCTGCGGATTCTCTAGCTTGACGATATAACTCAGATACACGACCGCGCATTGATGCTTCTTGTCCACCAAGTTCATTCATCAATGTTGAACCAGCTTGATAAGCCTCTTTAGCGCCAGCAGCGGGACGACCAAAAATATCTTGCAAAGTCCGATTTTGTTCTGTCAAACGCTCTTGAATGGCAGGAATTGCACCACGCAAATTGCGTTCTTGAGCATATTGTGCAGCGTCACGGGTAATTTGACCGCGCAAAGGCTGGATGCCTAATGCCTCAAAATCAGCTTTTCGCAACAATGCAGAGGGGTCAATTTCTTTACCTTGGCGATATGCGTTTAAAAGCTGTTGACCAACCCAAGCGCGTGTTTGCTGTGGCAATTCATCATAAGTAACGCCAAGATCATCAGCAACTTTTTGTATGCCTTCACGGACTTTTAAACCGATTTCAGGCGTCAAAGCAGCTTCTGGTGTTGCCTTACGCAAAAGAGCACCCAAAGCCGCACCAACGGGTTTAGCCGCTGCGCCAAATAAAGCGCCGGCAGTAGCCCCGCCACCAACATCTTCAGGATTAACCAATCCAGCCGCGGCCCCACCAGTAACAGCGCCACCACCAACACGCAAAGCAGCATTACCCAATTTACCCATTGCGGTTGCCGCGGGAGCAACATCAAAACCAGCCGATTGAATGGCTTGACCAACACGACCAGCAACAGGCGCATATTTAGCAGCAGCCATAAAAGGCTTGGCAATAACACCACCAACAGGCGCAGTTAAAGCGGCTTCGGAAGCAAATTCACCAGCACCAGCCGACATGGGATTGGCGACTTGATATGGGAAAAACTCAGATTTGAGTTTTTGGCGACCTTTTTCAACATCTTCTTGCAATGCTTTGCCTGTTTCTTCAGCGCCAAGTGCCGATAAACCTTTTCCGGCAAGTTCTTGCAAAGTCAATCCAACTTGACCTGTACCATAACCAAGACCAGCCGCGGCAGATTTAGCCATGCCAGGCTTTTCTAATGTGCCGGCACGAATCTTTGCCACATGATCTTTTAAGATCGGGTCATCAGGCTTAATATCATCAGGAATATCCGAAACCGTTATTCCGTCTTTGGTTGTGATTGAATAACCCATATTAGTAGTTCACTTCCACATTTTTAGGGTTTGATGATTTAGGGCTTAAAGGTGGAGTACCTGCGTTGTAAATCTCTGCAATATCTCTTGCTCCTGAACCAGCTTGTCGAGCAAAACCTTTAATTACTAAATCACGATTTGCACGTTTTTGGGCAATTACTTCAGGTGTATCGCCAGGCTGTGGGAAATATTGACGTTTGGCACTATCAAATTCGCTAGAACCAATAGAAGCACCAGATTCTTGACGCAATACAGCATTGATAAAGTCGCGTTGAGCTTGTTCAACCTTTAACGCTTCTTCAGGCAAAGCCCAATTTGTCAACATACCACCAGATCGACTAGCCGCAACTTTCCAAGGTGCAACATCTTCTTCCAAGGAATTAAGAATATTGTGAGATTGAGCAGCGCGAGTGCCAAACATTGTGCTTTTACCCTGAAACTCAGTCAGAGGCTTTTCTTGAGGCGCGGGTTTAAGGCTTGCAGTTAAACGAGCCAAATCTTGACGCTCTTGACCGCGCTCACGATCACGCCTCAATTCGCCTTCAATCATCATTTCACGTTCAGCCAATTTTCTTTGACGTTCAGACTCAAGTTCAGCGCTCTTAATAGCCAAATTACCAACATCAACAGGACTAATGCCAGGTGCTTTTGCGACATAAGCAAGCGTTTCTTCAGGCGTAGGATTAACCCGCAAAGCCTTTGACAAAGGCGATGGCCCCATTTGATTCATCATTTCAGGGGTACGCACTTCAACTTGCGTTTCAGTAGCTTTTGGCATACCAGCCAAAAACTCAGCGTTTTGTTTTTCGCGCTGCGCCATCAAGTCTTTAATGCCTTGCTGTGCTTGCTGCACATCTTGACCGCCAAGGTACGTTTTAAGCGCTTGGGCGAGATATTGCGTGTTGCGAGGGGCTACATACACACCCGACACAGTTTGGCCTTCAGGGGCTTGCATACCCTGATCGCGCAGTTTTTGCGCAAGAGCTTGCTGCTCGCGTAAGCCTAATATCTGTTCGGTGAAAGGGTCAAAAGTTGCCATGATTTTTTCCTATTACCAATCAAATACGCTACCAATTACGTCGCCAACACCGCCCAAAGCGCCACCAACAACATCGCCAGCGCCGCTAACAAGATCACCGGCAGTTTTACCAAGTCCGCCACCTGTCAATTTATCAGCAGCCAATGCAGCAGTTAACCAACCACCAGTAGGGTCAAAACCAGCAGTACCACCGCTGAACAATCCACCAAGACCGCCAGAACTTCCAAGGCCAAGAGCATTTAGTGTCTCTGCGTCAGTAATACCAGCCGCCCAATCTGGCAAAGCAGCAGAAGAACTACCGCCGAATAAACCACCCAAGCTGCTACCAAGACTTCCAGCGCCACTAATAAGACTACCTAGACCACTTCCAAGGCTTCCTAAAGCGCTTCCAGCAGTTTTAAGACCGCTAGGAGAACCAAGCAATGCACCGCCAAGACCGTAAAGACCTTGCTTGTTCATTGCATCAATCATGTTGGCTGCATTTTGACGTTGCACATCAAGTTTATTTTGCTCAATTACAGCCGTATTGCCCAAATTAGCATTAGCCAAATTCTGCGCAAAAGTCTGATTCTGTGCGGTATTTCCAGCTTGTTGTGCAGCCAATCCTTGACCAAATTGCTGACCCAATGCCTGATTGCCGAAGTTAGCACCAGCCAATTGATTGCCGAATAAAGTAGAAGCAGCGTTTACACCAGCGCCAATTGCAGAATTACGAGCCGATTCATACGCTTGTTGTTTCTGCGCATTAGCCATCTGCATTGCATTGTTGTACGCCTCACTTCCTTGCGTAATGCCTTGATTAGCAAGCTGATTTGCCAATGCGCTTTGACTGCGCTCAAATTGAGGGTCAAGGAATTGAGTTTGCTGCTTATACAGCGCATCCGTAACCTGTTGATTAACTAGGTTAGGGTCTTGAATGTTTGTTTTGATTTGGTTGGCATTATTCGCAAAGTTTGCGTTTAATGGCGTTGTACCAGCCGAATAAGTCAATTGACCTGGCACTTGAGGACTTGCAGCATTAGCCACTTGTTGACCAATTTGACCTACTGCACTTCCAACCGAACTAATGGCGTTTCCCATAATGATTTCCTCTTTACAAAACCATCAGGGTAGCCCGACGGATAGCATCTTACTCTGATTCTTAGTCAACGTCAAAAAGAACAAGTCGCCATCGGCAAACAAATCTTTGACAATTGCTTCTTTTACAAAACCCAACTTTTCACAAAATCTGAC